GTTGATAGTACCGTGGCTATCGATGCCGCCGGTCGCCTCGTAGGGAAGCTCGCCGCCCCCACCCCCACCTGCGAACTGGTCAGACATGGAATTACATCACTCCACTGCCTGCGTCTTGATGCCGTCTTCGCTGTCCCACTGGATGGTCACGTCCTGACCGTTCGTCGTCCACGATGAAATTTACGAGTTGGTCGTCTGTCATGTATTTTCACCCATCACGACAATGTTTTGATGCCTTCTTCTTCGTCCCATTGTAACGATATTGTCGTTCCATTCGTCGCCAATGGCAAAGATTCACTATCTTCTTCTTCAATCACACGCAATAAAGGACTGTCTGTGTCATCAGTCACAGACTTAAATATGAAAATTGCTTGAATCGTATCCCCATCACTTGAACCCAAATCTTCAAAGGTCACATCATCAGCATCCCAAATGGCTCTATTTTGGTCATCATCTTGACTATTTTCCAAATTCGAAAGAGTTTGACGTTCATAATTTTCATCAGAATATTCATCGCCTTCTGAGCCATCTGTTATATCTGAAACAAATTCATGATTCACGGGGTCAGCATTGTATTCAACTAAATCATTCAATAAACCAACCCGAATATCATCGTTTTCGTAATCTATGCCGCCGTTTAAAATTTCAACTAAGGTTGCATTTGGAATCATATCTCACCAGAATCCCACGTCGATAAACACTTCTTTCGATACACTTCTATCATTTGTTTCGATTGTTATTTCTCCACTACCTTCATCGCCATAACTTGTTTCCCATTCCATTGTAAAGTTCAATTGAGAGTCCGGTTTAACGTGAACTTTTTTTGAATCCACTACCCTCTCCCGAATATCTCTCAATTTAACTTCTTCAGAAATATATTCATCAGAGAGATTCTGTACTTGTACATCAACTTCTATATTATCTCCTTCACGACATTGAGAATTTCTAACTCTCTTTAAATATATTTTAACACTCATCTTATTCAGGTTGTAATTCATCAGTTGACTCGATTTCAACTGTCTCTGTATCTTCTCCAGAATTCGCTCTAACTGTTATATCTCCCACACCAGCATCTCCGATTTCCGTCTCCCACTCTAGTTCAAATAATTCAGAATTCCCCGCTTCTACGAAAACCTCATCTTCGTCAACAACATTATCCTCAAAGTCAAGTAATTCCACAAGACCTTCTGTAGAATCCCCTTCGTTTGCTAATTCTCCGTCAACCACTAGAACTTCACCTTCATCAATTGGTGAATTTGTTGAAGAAATAAACGGAACGAAAGCGCCTTGTGGTTTGGCTTCAATTTCAACGGGTGCAGTTTCTGACTCGTCGCTCACGGCAACTGTAATGACATCTTCTCCAGCATCTCCAATTTCCGTCTCCCACGTCAATAAAACACCATCAGTAGAATTTGCATCAATCGTTATGATTTCATCGTCCACCTGTGAATCTTGAAAATTCTTTAAATATACCTGTCGTGTTATTTCGATATTGGCGAAATTGGAAACAGTCACATCAACCTGTAAAATTTCTTCTTCTTCGATGGGAGAATTCGTCTCTATTGACGTTATTTCTAAATCATCTTCCAACGTAACAAAAGCCTCATCGAAATCATCTTCTGAATGGACTTGTAAAGTGTAATCTCCCGGTTCAGCATAATTACCAGAAATCTTTGAATCCCACGTCAAGGATGAATTCTTAACTTCGTCAACATCTAACTCGACATTTTCTTCTCTATCAACTTCTTCTAAAGATAACAGAGATAAAAATAATATTAAATCTTGTATTCCAGAATCCGTACCAACATTTTCAACGTCAAAATCAACCTCAACGTCTTCCCCTACTATAGTTGGTGAATTCGTAGAAGTGACACTAACCTCAAAAACCGGACCAAGGGGATTTAAATCCTCATGTAGTTCTTGTAAATCAATATCAGATTTATTCTTCGGCCAAGGAACATATAGAGAACTAATTTCCACTTCTCTAATCGTTTTTAAATCAGAATCTTCGGGTATGCTTACATCTTGAACCGAAAGAAATCCTTTGAACGGACCAGATATGATAGTGTTCTCGGTAAACTCCTGCATCACCAAATCCTTTATATCGTTCCTTTGTTCTTCTATGGTTTTATCTTGTAAAGAGAGAGATTCTACTAAAGTCCCTGTTATATTAACCGAATAAAGACTTGTTTCTTCATCGAATAAAATATTGAAGTCTTCATCTACTATATCAATTTCATCAACGGAAGATGATGATTCAATCGAAAATTCTTGTATTGTGGTAATTTCCGTTGAGCCGATGATTTCACTCATATTTTACCTCGGGAAAATAAACAGAATCAATTTCAAACTCCCTTGCAATTTTTATTTCACCATCTTCAACGAAATTAACATCCTCTATCAGCAAATATCCTTTCAAATCTTTGTAATCAATGGAATTATTAAGGAAATCTATAGAACGTAGCCTTTTTAACTTCCTTTTTTGCTCGTCAATAGATAAATCATCGGGATGAACATCAGAATTGAGGAACCCAGTGATATTCACTCTTGTCATCTTCGTCTCATGGGAAACAGGAACGACATCAAGTTGTTTGAACGGGTCTTTTATCTCTTCAATTTCACGCTCCCGACTAAGCGAAATGAAAGATACAATCGGAATCTTAACGTCTCCTATTTCCATCATATTATTACTGTGCGAACGTTCTTTTCACAAGACCACGGTTATAAATATAACGTGCTAAATCTTCTCCTTCTATTGAATCAGGCACAATCCCAACAAAGAAAGAAGCTGAAGACTCGTCCGTGTAATCGAAAAAGACTCTTGCACCAGAAAACTGAAAATCTCCAATTCTATTATTAACAAACATATATTCTATACCCAAAGAGTCCCTCACAATAACATAAAAATCCCCAGTATCTTCTATACTTTCTATCTCTGACTCACACTCATATAAAAATTCACCGGGTTCATTGAAATGAAGCCAGTATCCAATGAAACCCTTAAGAACTTCCAGCGAATAATTTTCTTCGGGAAAAACAATTTCCGTTTCAAAATTTCCGTTTTTTGAAATATACGAAGCGGTTCGAGAAATATCAGTAGATTCAAAATCATAAAATCCGAAACTCAAAGCAGATTCAAAATCCTCCATATAAATGTTATCTCCCACATCTAATTTTATTAAAGAATTTGTAATATGTATATCATCATCTTCAAAGAAGGAAATTAAATCAGAATATACTCTTTCATCGTCTTGAAAAACTCTCACCGGAGCCACACGTTCAGGCGAATCAAAATCAGATTCGGGGTTTTCATAAGATATAACATCCCTCTCATCGTCGTAAAGAATATAATCCAAATCTCCATCGGCACTTTCAATAGTGTACTCAACCGTTTCGTTGTGAACATTAGAGTCGGAAGATATCGGAAGAATACTCTCGTGGGGTTCTGTCTCCACATCAAAATCTCCATCAAACGGCATTGAACGAGTAATGAAAGCGGGGGTGTAGTCTTCCTTATCCAAATAACGGAGTGTAATTTCTCCTTCCTCAACTTGTTCACTCGGGGTAATGGAAGCAGTAGAGGACTCGACCATGATATGTCCAATATCCCCGCCTAATTTGAAAGGAAATTCGGCTGCATCTCTCGAAGACATTGAAAGAATCGCATCTCTCTGCTCAGAAAATCCTTCATCTCTCTCATGTAATTGTTCATTCAAGAAAACAGAATATGTTCCCGATTCTAAATCTGCATTCAATTCATAAACTTGCGAAGGAGAGTCAACGAAATCCTTCTCAACCACGTCCCGAGATATATCTGTTGACTTATCAACAACCATCGGGATATAAATATCTCCAAACCAAGTCATTTCATTTTCCTCTCTTGTCTAGCTCTTTCTTTTTTCTCTTCCTTCGCTTCCAAGTCTATTATTTTCACAAATTCAATATATTTCTCGTAGGGAAAATCCATCAAATCATTATAACTAATGGAATACTTTTCCATTACCTTATGCTCGGTGTATCCTTGATAACTTCCATCACCACGTATTGCTTTCTTTATCTGACGGATTCTTTCTTCCGCTTGTAGGGGAAGATATTTTTCAAGAGTATGTTTTTCATCCGATTTTACATATGCTCCTCGATTTCTTCTTCTGTCAAGGAAATACCGATTCCTAATTCGTTGAAAAAATCATTAGCATCTCCACCCAATTTCTCTTCGGATAAACTCTTTATCTCCTGAAATTCTTGAGCAGTCAAAGAATTAAACTTATCTGACTCTAAGAGGGTATCGCAGGCCAGAGAAATCGTCTGCCGTGGAAGCATGATAGAACGCTCCCACCGAACATCGAGAAGTGCTTGCTTTCCGCCGGAATCTAAAATAAGTTTAACAAGTTCCGATTCATCACTAAGAGCGTCAGCATCAGTCAAATGCTTTTCATCAATATGCTCAAAGAGGAAGTTCTCTTGCTCCTGTTGAACTTCACGAACAGTGCGGAGAGTTGGATTGCCAGTTACTTCGTAAGTCTTTCCATCTATGTCAAAAGTTTCAGTCATATTTTATTAATCACCTTTTACGACCACGTAACGCTCGAAGCGGGGTCAGAAGACAGTGAATCGCTAACTAAATCATCCGCTGTATATTCATAAGGCATTTCGGGGAACTTCACACCGCCAACGACAAACGTAGTATCTGCAATGGTAAATTCGAAATCACCTTCTTCATATGCACGAACTTCATCGAGCATATCAAAACCATCATAAGTCAACTGAACATCAACAGTAATTTCACGGTCAACCGGAATCAAAGATGACAACTGAGTTCCGCGTTCTACATTCGTATCACGAACTTCAGCAATGTCATTAGAAATTGTTAATTCGACAGATTCTACTGCACCACCCATATCAGTGCCATCATACTGAACGTTCGATAAATCATCATACGTCCACGGTTCTGTAGCGTCTTCATCGGCGTGTGCGCCACCCGCCCCATCATCAACATAATCCTCCGTTTCAAATTCCGTGGAATCTGCAAATATCAATGAACCATCAGCTTCAACCACTCCATCTTCTTCAACTGAAATAGAAAATTCGTCTCCAACACCTCCTAACAGCCTCCGAAATTCTTCGGGGTCAGCAGATTCATTTATTTCTCCAAACTGAAGGGTATCAACATCATCAGATGTCCCCCCATCCTCACCCGTCCAATATTGAAGTAAATCAAAATTCTGCGGGTGATACGAAATATCCGCCGACCACATTTCACGAAGTTTCACATTAGTTCGCTTCTCTAACTTATTATCAGCGCCATACTCCGGCAAATAAGTTATTGATTCCGACTCTACTCCTTGGTCCACAGAATAACTGGTGGAGATACCAAACCAATTCCACGAGGTATCATCACCAAGTTCCACTGCAAACTCATCTTCCTCATGCCATTCAATAGGCTGAGAACCAATTATAACATCTCTCCCTGCCATTATTTAATCACCTTAATTGTTTCTTTCATTTTATAACTTCAAAAATCATATCCACTGAACGACTATACAACAAGTCGTTGTCAATTTCACCTGTCTCGTTTAACTCGGTGAAACCATCAACTTCACGAAAACTCCAATCTCCCAAAAACGGCTCCCCATCTGAATTGACAGAATCCCAAGATTCTTTCATCACTTCTTCTGTTTCATCAATTAAATTCTCAACTTCTCCCGCTGAATCAGAAAAAACAACGACTTTTAGAGTCACTTCACTCAGAGAAATATCCAAATCGACATCCAACTCGAAATCATTACCGGAAATTATATCAACTACTCCACGTGGATATTCTTTCTCAGAAGACTTTGGAACATTCCGTCCCCAAACATTCTCGATTTCATACTCTTCGTCAATTGACCATCCATCGACCTCTTCGCGTAAAATCCTAACCACGCCTTCAATCAAAAGACGATTTGTATTCTTTAAATCGGCCATTTTACTTAACTCTAAAAGATTTAATCATTCGTTTCAGTTCTTGAGCCATATTCAAATTCAACGTTTTCTGCTTTCTTCGGGCCACTCCCTTCACATTATGTAAGATGCCTTGGGATGGTAAATCCGCCTTTGAACTTCCCATCATCTTTTGATTCGGAAGCATGACAAACTTTGCATGGTCGGCTTCATTCAAAATCCAAACTTCATTATAAGAAACAGACCAAATATACCACGAATCTCTATACTCTCCTGTGTCAACAGGAGCCGTATCTTCTAAATCTTCCTTAACTTCCGAAGCCGTCTGCATCAATGCTCGATTAGTTCTATTTCGAGCTTCAAGATTCACATCTGCTAACCTTTGTTCAATATCGCCCGGTGAATCTCCAACAAATTCCACGTCAAAGTCAACAGACACACTAAACGCCCCTCATAGAATAAACGAAAATGTATGGACCTTGACCAATTTGATTTGTAGACGTTTGCTCAACAACCCACTCGTAATCCATTGGTTCATAAACCACCGTATCTCCATTATCAGCAATATCTTCAGAAGAATACATTATACACTCCGTATCCTCATCAAATCCATAATCTTCGAGCATTTCATGAGAAGGAGAAGTGTATAGACGAACTTTATGTTCTTCATATTCTTCATCATCATCATTGGGAGAAAAATATATAGGGTCATCTTCATCCTCCGGAGATTGGCCAGCATGACTATACACTTCAACATACTCCCCGAAGGATGCAATCATCTGTTCAACTCCAGATTGAGCAAGACTCATTATTCTGAACCCTCAGATTTATGATTATCATAAACCCTCGATTCCCTAAAGTCAACCTTCCTTTTCACGCCATCGTGTTTTATCGTAACGACAGTATTGGGTATTTCGGGCGGTCTTGTCACACCCAAAACACGAAGAGACATATTAGTTTTATATTCAAGTCCTTCCGAATACGATTTCGGGTCTATAAAAGTTTCAATTTCCCTATCCCGCAAGCGTGTAAAAGTCAACCAAGATTGAAAGGACATTTCAGCAGTCCAATTGACCACCGCAGAATCAAAAGCATCTTGGTCTTCACTTTTATAACTACCAATGTCATTCAATAACGGGACCACAATCCCATCAGCCGTCTGAACAACGGTATCATCAGGTATTTTTGAGGCATCTAAATTAGCCAAAGCACTCCGAACTTTCGAAATTAATTCTTCCTCGTGATATGAATAATCTAAGTCCATAATATTGTATCCTCAAATATAAAAATTTACACGAAAGTCCGAAGAGTGCTATTATTTACTCTTCGAATTTAATGGCCGCTTCAGGTTGAACGACGTGCCAATTTCGCATGGTCCACCACTGGATAACCTGAGCCTGTCGCTTGGGGTCTTCATACTCTTCTGTTGCCACATCGTCCTTCACAACCTCATAACCGTATTCGTCGGTGTCAACAAGATAGCCTTCCGCTTGCGAATCCGACATAAGACCCGAGTTTTCAACCACAACGTCCATTCCAGCGAATCGGCCAATCGACCCCTCCCTCGTCATTTCGTCTCCGAGGTCAGATGCACGCTGGAAATTTTCTGAATTCTGAATCTCCTCCTCACCAATGGTATTCACAACCATCATATCGGGGTCAAGCTGCTCATCTTTCATGAGCCGCTTCGTCCGAGTGAGAAGTTCAAAGCCGAATTCATCACTATCAACATCTGCTATAGTCACTGGACTCGATGGGTGCTGATTATCCGAATCAGAAATAAACCCGTAAGCCAGTTTATTGATATACTGGTTGAAACGTCGAGCGGCCTTCTCCGTCTGACGAGCAACTGTATCGAAGACTGAAAACTGCGTAGCCTCCCAAGTAATCTTCACTTCGAAGCCGTGTTTTTCCACAGTCACCTTCTCAGTTTCCATATTCTCTTCCGTGCGGGGGAATTCGCCACCTTCAGCCACCCGACCCGGCATAGACATAACCGCTTCGTCCTTTGGAATTTCCATCGTCCGACTCGGATGGTCAGAAGGCATCGTAATCGTTCTAAATGCCTCATTCCAAACAAGTGGATATTCCCGCTCCTCTTCAACAACTCTACGGACACGCTGTTCCGTTAAAACATCCGTCGTAGTAACATTAACCATATTATATCACCTAAATTAAAAACCCTTACCACAATCAGCTCTGGTAGTATCCGATGGCAACCTGATTTGCAGCTTCATCGGTAACTTCATAAACCGGATAATCACCCTCTGCATCAATGGCCCATCCAGAAGCACCATCTGTCTGAACAAGGTCGCCACGGGTAACATCAGTCACGTCATCAACTTCAACAACAACCGGCAGAGCATTGACATGAACAGAGTAATAATTATCATCTCCGCTCTCGTCAGTCAAACGAATATCATCTGACTCATCTGCACGACTTAAAACAATTCCAATATCCTCATCTCCGGGGTCGCCCACCACTGGCTCAATGTATCCATCTTCATCAAACTGAACCGGAGTCCCGCCCTCAATATGCTCCCCGTCAGGAGCAGCAGGGAAGGGAAGTGTTCGACCCTCTGGGAAAGAAAGGTCGCCGGGAGTTAAATTCTGTTCCGCTAATTCGTTGGGGTTTGCAGCACTAACCATATTATATCACCTAAATTATTTATTCGAAGATTGCATCTTCATCTACTTTATCGGACCGCCGAACCTCTCCAAGTCCATTTTCTTCAATGTCTTCGGCAAGTTCCGACCAGACTCCTCCGCGCTTCTGGAAACTCTCAACAGCAGCCTTCGCTTTACCTGAAAGTTCCTCTGGTTCACCATCTGAAGAACCTTCATTGCCTTCCGGAGACTGGAAACCAGCACCGGGGTCCCCCGACTGAGGATTCGGACTCGCGCCCGAATCATCAAATGTCTCCTCATGCATCTCCTGAAGTTCTTCAAAATCGAATCGCTCCATGTAATCTTCTACGTCGAGAGCAGGAGTCTCTTCAGCAAGTTCTTCCGCATACGTTTCTGCAATCATATTAACACTTTCTCGAAGTTCCTCAACTTCAGCATCCTTCTCTTCAACCTCTGCCTGAAGTTCCTCAACTTCAGCATCCTTCTCTTCAACCTCTGCCTGAAGTTCCTCAACTTCAGCATCCTTCTCTTCAACTTCCGATTCAACAACCACAGTCAATTCTTCCTCTTCGGCATCTGCCGTGAGGAGTTCCGCTTCCAACCGTTCAATCGTTTCGTTAGATATTCCATCAGTCATGAATATTCACATTATATTTATCTAAAAACAGCCATCATTCCCACTTACAACTCTTAAGGAGAAATCATATGACTGCTCAATTTATCTATAAATCCGTTCCAGTCTACTTTGCTGTACCTCATCTGCATCCTCCGACCGCAAATCATCTAAAGCAGACATTATATCAGTAACATCGATTCCTTCGAAGTCCTCTCTCTCAGCTATCTTACTAGCAAGTATTCTCAAATCCCCTCCCTCGCCGGGAGTAATCGAACTAATAATTTGTAAAGCATCTCCGGTGCTAACTTCCCACCTAGAAGCAACGATAGCAGCAGCTTCTCTTAAATCTCCCTCAGACTCTTGTAATTCTGAATATTCATCTAAAGACAAACTCAAATCGTACTTTAAAGATTCAGAATCAACACCATATGCCTTTGAAAGCATCTTCGCAACCGAATCGATATCACTATCCGAAGAAGGATTGATAGTATCAAGAATCCCGAGACACTCTTGTTTCGTCAACTCGGAGTAAGAAGCCATTTGAGATGCGATTTTCTTCATCTCAGAATCGTAATTCATCTCTTTCTTCTTATAATCCTTCGCCATCTCATCTTCCTCGTCTATCGCTCGTAGAAAGGTATTCGGGTTTTCACACGGCATCCAAACCTCTTCGCCGTCTACTTCGCGTTTATGCGCCCCGTTGCAATCAAATTTCTCAGCAGCACCCTCCGCACCTTCGGGATTATCATACATCCAATCCTTAAAGTCAAAACCTTCTTCCAACTCTTCTGTTAAAGAATTAAAATCTTCCTCTGAAAGAGGATAATGATATTCCGATTCAGTATCATATTCGTCAAACGCCTCTTGTAATTCTTCAACCGAAAGTTCTTCTGGCTCTCCCAATTCTACTGAATTGGATGGTGAAGCACCACGGACAACCACGGACAGATTATCAAATTCCCTTATCTCGCGTGGAATTTTAACACCGTTTCTCTCGTCGTGTTCAGCACTATGAAGTATCCTCGGAGAAACTTCGAGCCATCCATTGTCTATTTTGTTTGCCAGTTCTTCATCATCAATCTTCCCACGGTAAAGAACGCCTCTATCTTCATCAAACTTCGTTTCCTCAACCTCACCAACCACTTCATACACATCTTTATTTTCGTGGTTGGCAACAATTTCCTTTCCTTGTAACGTATGTGCGGCCTCTTCAAGTACACTCGGCTTCCATAATTTTCTCTCACCGCTGAGATGACCGCGAGTTATGTCATTTGGTCCGATTGCAATACCGTGAATGGGGAATAACCCATCATCGTCCGAATCGTTTTCGAGAAATCCTCTATTTCCTAAATTTCCTGTCATACAGTTTCACCACCACCTTCTCTATCGGGTTCCGTTGAAGCACCCGGTCTTTCAAAATTTTCACCCGCTGGTCCTTCATTATCCTCATCTGAATTATTCCCCTCGGGTATGTTTCCTTCATCTACATCATCTTCTGGAACCAACGCATCCTCATCTTCCGAGAACGGGTCAATTTTATCAGGGTCTTCAGATATAACCAAAGAATTAAAATCTTCGGAATTATAACCCATCTCTTCAGCCTTTTCCTCCAAAACCGAATTCATTTCCATTTCTACTTCATGCCTTGCATCTTCAATCGACCTTTCAAGTCGAGCAGACTGACTTCGAGACACGAATTGATTTACGTCACTTTCAAAACCACCCAAAGAATATTTGGGCATTGGCAACTCAGAAAGTATATAATTTAAATCGAAATCTAAAGCAGCTTCAATATCGGGTGTGTCGCCGGAAATCGTTTCAACGTCAATATCCCCCTGAACACCCTGCTTCATTCCCGGTTCAAAGTCCGATTGAGAATGCTCTGACATGAAATTCTCAATTTCCTTTGGTTCCCAAGGGTTCTCCTCGTCGCCAAACAAGAACAATTGGAAAGGCTGTGAAATCGACTCAATTGCTTTGTCATTATCTTCTAATTTCTTCAATAGAGCGTGCAACCTATTTTCAATTGAAGCAAAGCGAGATGTTCCAAAAATCTCTCCAACATCCGCATCCCGCGTGAGTTTTATTATTTCATCTCTTGTAAATGCAATATAAAATCCATCACTCTGACTGGTAATTGCATCGTCCAACTGAACATATGCCGCTGCTTCACCATCATCATTGAAATATATGGTTCTCTCGGAATTTAACCGATTCAATAAAGAATTTGAATTTTCTTCATCAAATTCAAAATCGGGAGGAAGTAAGACCGTTTGACCGGGAAGTGTAAAAGCACGAACTGTCTCCGGACGAAGCATCTTAAATCCATATAGAGAGTCATCGTCAGCGCGTACTTTTTCAATTAAAGCAGTACCCTTAACTTCTCTCTGTATGATAGACTTCTTCAAAATTAAACGGAAATCCCTATCAATTTCTCCATCTACAATAGCGCATTTGGACAACCAATCTTCAAGGTCTTCTTTCAAATCTTCATCTTCTGCATCCACATAATAACCCGGAGAGACAACTTCTGAAGCAAATGAACGAATTGGCTTTCGGAGAATTGGAATGTGTTTATATAAATCCCAATACTCTTGTATTTTTCTTTTATCAGGATAATGCTTATCAGCATCATCTCCCTTTCTAGTTACCGTAGAACGTCTTTTGCCAAGAGCCGGGAACCTATCAACCGAACGTGCCTCTGGAGTTGAAGAAGCCTTTTGCAACTCCTCAACAATCAAAGTTCCAACCTTTCTAAAATTTTGTCCAATAGCCATATTTACGAAAATGTAAAACTCCTTTTATTCTCCATAGAGCCTGATTCCCGACTTGAAGAGGCAGGCATACTAAACATTCTCTTCTGTCGCTCAACGAATGTCTTTCCACTCATTGCAGCAACCGATAAAACAAAGGAGTCACTGTAATCGTCGTGCTTTTTACCCGGAGCATGAATTTTTTTGTTTCCACGTTGGGTCATTTCATACTCCATCCATCTCAATTGCTTCTTAAGCATCTCGTGGTCTGGAATTTGAATATTGCCAGACTGCATGGCATTTTTAGCCAATTGATAAATAGATTCCTTGCTTCTCAAAGTCGCCCTGAAACCTTCAATCTCTTTAAACTCTCGTTCAAAACGATGCACTGTGCCCTCACCTATTCCGTTTTCTTCTATCAATCCCCTCAGATAATTTCTACTGTTATCATTGAGAAGTGAGCGAATTTCTCCTTCAAGTTCTGGTATTTCTATATCCGGGAATTCTTTTATACAAAAAACATTACCATCTATATCAATAGATGTTATGACAGCACTATCATCTCCTTTAGTTGCCGGGTCAACTCCCATATAGCACTCCCTTCCTTCCCTATCCGGATATAAAATATTGCCATCTGTAGATTCTTGCTTTGCCCAATCCAAGCATCTCGAAATATCTTTATTTTTGAAGAACGAATTTTTCTTCTCGGAAAATAGACCCAGAACTTCACGGTCAAATTCCATCGTCGTCATGTCCCGACTCCATTCTTCTATCTGACGCGATTCTATTTCCGGATTCTCCATCGAAGAGACTCTATATTCATTCCAATATTCATCTTCTTCGAATTTATTATAAAGATATCCTTCTTTACCCCAAGGAGTAGATGCTAGAACGAACTGTCCATCTGTAGTAGCAAGCATGGGGCTGATAACAGAAGTAAAAATATGTCTTTCAATAAAAGCAGCTTCATCAACGAAAGCGGAGTCTATCGTCAGTCCCCTTATTGTTTCTTCAAGTGCGGGAACAGCACGAATCCAACTGCCATTCATGCCTTCGATTCTCATTTTCATGACTTCTTCCAACCCGTAAGCTTTCTCATCACGAAGCCAATGAGCAATCTCACCCTTCAATTTTCTCATGAAGTTTTTTGCCTGCCGTTTCGTCGGGGCCACCAAAAGGATACGTCGGTTGGGAAACATCGCAAATTCATGCAATGCGAGCCATGCCATCGTCGTTGTCTTTCCAACCTGCCGTCCCGCAACGAAAACTTTTCTATCGTGCGGGTCATCTAAAAATTCTTTCTGATATGGATAAACGCTTAAATCGTTTTTACTCACGGGGTCGTCAATGAGAACTTCAACAAAGCGGGATGGACTATCTCGAAGCTCTCTAACCGTAGATAAATCCAAATCAGAAATCATTTAATGTTATTCTTCGTCTTCAGAAATCTTTTCTTCAATCTGCTCTAAAATCGACTTTTTCGACTCTTCCGAAACATCTTCATGGTCGAGAATACCAAGGTCTTTCATCGCCAATCTCGACTCACGGGAGAGACGGTCCTTTGTAATCATCAAAACATTTTCTTGGGTTTCGCTAATCTCTCCATATTTTTCATGAAACCCAATTGTGTTTTCTTGCGTGAGTCCTTTATCAGCAATATAACCATCTGCGCGGCGTCTCTGATGCAAGTCAACTGCTATATGGCGACATTTTTCAACTGCTGAAATGTCTTCCATTGTATAGTAAGATTTCTCAACCAAATCTTCTACAATTGCATCAATCCACTGTTTATCTGAATCGGGGAGATGGTTGTAATATTCTCCACGGTTGCTCATATGCAAACCGTGTTTATAGTTTACATTCTCCTCCCCACCTTTAAAAAATCGAGAATTCTTTTCCTTAGACATATTCAATCTGGAAATTCAATGGCCGGTTCAGCATACACAATCCGGTCATAACCAATATAATGTTCTTTCCGGCCATCATCAACAATCAAAACTTCATTCTTATCATCAAATTTAGTATTGCCAGTTCGGATTCCGATGAAATCATCACCAGCAACCGATTCATGTTCTTCTACAACCAAATGAAGTTCTCCGTAATCAGCCAATTTATCAATAACAAAATCAATATTCATGCAATCACCGCATCACTAGAATCATCACCAGAATTCTTCATAAGAGAGTCTTCAACTGCTTCTTCTAACACCAGTTCTTCCTTGAATTGATATTCGGGCAAAACGCTTTTTTCACGGACAATGACAAAGAACTTCTCTTCATCAATGTTGTGTCCTTTATTCGTGAGATGATTAACAATTCTCTCGCCCACTTTTTCCATTTGCTCTCTGTCTAGTGGACGAATTCGAACATCATTCCAATCCACCGCTCCACATTTACAATATGCCTTTTTTATATTCGGTCTTCCCGATTCCAACGAATCATCGAAATAATCGAATTCAATATCCGTTTGGTACTCTGCAATTTGGTCCACCGCATCCGGCATTATTTCGTGAGGGTCACTGTATTCACGAATTTTACGGAAGCAATTATTGCAAATATTGTAGTCTAACTCTATCTCTTCAACAAACGTGGAATCTTTATCTAAATATTCTGGACGATTATAAGGCATATTTATACTCTACTCTATTCGGAAAAACCGCAGTCCGGCACTGATTCAGCACGTCAAAGACGTGGTAGAACGGTGGCCGAACCCGAACAAACCATATAGATTTTATTTTCTTTCTTACCCAACCCTTATACACCCGACTATTTAAACCTTTTGATTTCATCTCACTTCGTTAGACGTTCACACACTTTTTCAAGTTAAATCTCCAGATTTTAAATCAATCGGTTGAAAATCTTCGATTATATTGTTTTCTGTGGTAAACCAACAGACACCATACTTCCCACCCCCTGCGCTTCGTTCTTCAGCAAATGTAGATTGTGGAGCAGTAGAGCCAGTCATGATAATAGGAATATTATCTCCAATTGACTCACTTTTTACTGCGTGATAATGAGAACGAATCATTATATCAAAAAAGTATTGCATATAGTGGTTCTGAACACGGTTTTTACCACTACTTGTCCCAACGTGTTCAAGCAATTCTTCTCCATGTCGGCAATGGTAATCCCAACCACGAACAGTGAAATTCAAAAATCCACCAGCACCGGCTTTTTCAATATGAACATTCTCAACGCCCGAATAATCAATTCCGACTTCGATGAAATCATAAAGCATCATATCGGCGTTTGTTGTACTTTCAAAATCAAGCCGACCATGATTACCGGGAACTTGATAAACGTAAACGTGTTCAAATTCGTCGGCAAGCTTCAAAATCTGCTCTATATACGTCCTTCCTGCCTTCCGTTGCTGTTCCCGGAGGTTATCTTCCTGCTCGTGCCTCTGGCTTTGAAAAATGCCTTCTCCGTCAAGATGATCGCCGTTGAAAATAACGACAGCATCTTCCACATCGTCACGTTTTCCCGCGTGGTTGATGCACCTATCGAAATATTCTCCTATGACTTCTCTTGCTCTATCAGCATCATAATAATCTACATCGTATCTCTCGTCAACAACTGCTCCAACGTGAGCATCACTATGTGGAATTACTAAAGTAGAATTGCCCCGAGAACGAGAATAATCATAAACAACGGGATTTGAGTTTGCGAGAGCTTCTTTTATCTCCTTTTCCATTTCAGTCAAAGTATTGTGAACATCCTTTGTGATTTGTGCTTTATCGTAACTATTCACTCGTTTAGGTTCAATTTCAACACTACTCCATTCGTTCCTTTCATCGGTTGCAGAACCGAAGACATTATCAACCCGATGCCAGATACCATCAGAATCTCTCTTAAAACTAATATCTGTATTTTTCTCCATTGCTTTCATTCGGTATCTTACTGAACGTCTGGATATTCCAAGTTCTTCAGCAATATTACTTCGTGTCTCTGGCAATAGTTCTAAAACTTCTTCCTGCTTTCGAGTAATTTCATTATCTTCAATCATTGTTCAATAGATATAATAGTCTCCACTTCATTGCATCGTTCAATTTTATTCAATTGAGACGTAGATAATTTTTCGCACATTTCGTTTGATATTTTGTTCTTTGGGAATTGCGATATAAAAGTCTTTTGTTTTCTCCTCAATAATTGAATAGACTTCGCCCCCTTCTTTGTCTTCTTCGATATCTAAATATTCTCTGCCTCTCCGTGTAAATTTATCTGGTGATGTGTCTTACTACTTACCTCCTGACTTCTGACAGCAAGAACCGGCGGAGTTTCAGACAAGACCGTTACTAATTTCTATTGTGGTCATCTACAAAACAATACCGGAGATGGTTCAGGTTCAATCGTTAAATCGACTGTCCCCAAACCTATTGTGACTCTTACCGACTACTGCGCGTTCTGTCTCCGGTTCAAAAACAAAAATCTCATGGGAAGGATTCCACTTTAAAACATACTCACCGGGCCGAATTTTCTTTTCCTTCGTCCCCACGTACCAGCTCAAAGAAACCATCTGATTCGTCACTCGGTTATAGGGTTCCGAAGGCTTCATGTTAAATGGTTTTATTCCAACCTTCTCCCCGCTTGTAAGAAATCTCACGAAGTTCGGACTGCCCATCGTCAAATATGCATCTTTGTGGATGCTCAAAACGTGATGATATTTGCCACTGCGAATGACGGAAACCTCAATCACATCATGATGCCGACCATCGACTTCAAAGCTCATGCGTCACCTCCGAAAGAATCATTTCGCCAAGGTGACTTTTGCTATTCTGTTTGCTTTCGAATCTTGCGAGTGAAACGATTACTGCTTCTTCCTTTGTCATGTCTGAATAATCTCGTTCAAGTACAGTTTCGATTTCTTTGCGGAGGGTAGTCGAAACACCCGCTTGCTCTGCCATCTCGCACCAACCTTCCAACTTTCCAACGAGAGGAGATTCAATGGACCCCTTACCACTCACGTCACTAGGCACGTCACTAGGCACGTCACTAGGCACGTCACTAGGCACGTCACTACTCCCTTCGAAAATAGAATCGGCTACAACGTATGGCTTCGCGTTGCCGGGGGCATCAACAACATTCAACCAACCATCATCCTTCAACCCACGAAGTCTCTCGTAAACTTTCGGCGTAGCAACGTCCCAATAATCATTCATCTCTGAACCAGTAATCGGTTCATGTTCCTCTACAAAGGTTATTATTTCTTCCTTTGTCGCTCCTTCGGGTAACTTGCCTTCTTCCACTACCATATCTCCTTGAACAGATTTTCCAATATTCGAGAACTTTTCGTAGAATTCCGGACATTTATCTCTAAGCGTATTTCTCACGCCTCCTGCATATACTTTCCATTCAGTTTCTTTACTCACTTTATCCGCTACATCCGAAAGAGATTGATGAATATTCTTCCCTGCCGTTTCTATCACAGCCTTCTGTCTTTCAGTTAATTCGTCTAGATTGACTTCAGCCGGAAAAACATTTGTTTCTTCATTAGCCAAATCATCTTCTGTCGTCCCGGCAATTGTTTCACCACTATTCTTGTTTCCAATGTATTCCCATCCATCGGTCATGTCCAACGTGCCTTCTACTTTAACATTATCTTGCATTGTATGACTGCCTCCGTAGAGCGGACTTATAATACTTTTGTTTCTAATCCCACCATCAGAAATTTTATATAAGTAAAGTTTTGCTTTTCTCCTTCGCAACACTTATATACTATACTTACTACTAGTCTAGTAACTAGGTACTAGATAATAACTATGGCTAAAGAACTTTCAGACATTTCTGGTATTGGTCCTTCAACAGAAGAATCACTTAATGAAGCAGGTATTCAAAGTATAGATGATTTAGCTAATGCAACAATAGAAACTCTCTCTAGTTGTGGTATGAGTAATAGTCGTGCTAAAGATATAAAACACGAAGCTAAACAGTCTACTATTACTATACAGTCAGCTAGTGATGTTGAAAACGAATATAATAACCGAAGAACCATTCCATCTGGTATAAATACTCTAGATGAATATATAGAAGGAGGGTTATCTGATAGCGAAATAGTTGCTAGTTATGGTCCTCACTCATCTGGTAAAACCCAGCTAGCTTTTCAACTAGCTGTTAGTGCAGTAGAAAATGATGGTGGTCCTGTTATTTATATTGAAACAGAAAGAGAAAGATTTCAACCACAACGAATAAAGGATATTTCCTCTGATGAAGATGTACTAGATGACATTTATAGGATTAAAGCATACGATTTGGACAGTCAATATAATTCATATAATAAGGTAAAGGATTCATTCAACGAAGTCAGTTTAATAATAATAGATTCTCTCACTGCTAGATTCAGATTAACAGATAAATTCGATGGAAGAGCGAAACTATCCGAAAGAAGTAGTGAGTTGGGGAAGCATATTAATGCAATAGAAAATATGGTTGATTATTTCAACTGTCCTTGTTATGTGACTTGCCAAATCTATGGAAGTCCAACACAATTCTCTTCTGGTCATTCGATGTATGGTGGAGAACTTCTAAAACATTCTATTATATATAGATTTTATTTAAAGCAGTCAACCGGAGATACACATGAGATTACAGTTGAGTCACATCCTTCAACCGGAGATAATAGTTTCCACGTCATGATTGATGAAAACGGGTTCAACGAAGTATAACGAAATATTTTTAAATGGGTGTGTCTAACGAGGTGTTGCAATGGTAGAAGTCAGCGAAAAAACCATCGACGCTATTGAAGAAATTAGTGAGAAAAACGATATAGAAACCGACCGTGTTCAGAAGGCTTTCAAGGAACGGTATAATGAATTGGAAGAACGGTCTGAAGGTGTATCCGACGAAGTAGTTGAAAACATGGCACTCCGTCAAACGAGGAATTGGGCTGCGAGGATTTCCCGTGTTCCTTCAGATGAAGTTGAACTATTGACGATTGGAGGAAGTATCCGAAACACAAAGAACGGGGATATGTTTTTCGGTACAGCAGTCGTTGACGAGAACCCAGAAGAAAGTCCTAGTAAGACTAAGTTGGCGTCGGTTCGTATTTTCGATGAAGAAACAGCATCCGAGGTGTACAATGCATTTGACGAAGTAGGAAATGTTGTTTCGGGAACCTTCAACGTTTCTTCAGCGGGACTTACAGGGCAGGCCGAAGTTTCGGATATTGATGAAACAACTTTTGATGTTGTTCGTCCCGATGACCGGGAGCCATTGATTCAAGAAATACGTGACCATGTTCCCGAGGTTTCGATTGAGAATATAGCTGAAAATCTCACAGAAACAACCCGTGGAGACGATGGTAATCTGTATAATGTTTCGTCTGATATACGGAGGATTGAAGCAGATATATTCGATGGGTATAAAGATAATGAAGGTGGCTTTGGAATCTACACAGTTCGTGATGAAACAGTTTTCGATGAAGAAGATATCGTGGAGAGTGATGTTTTCAATGCGGAAGAAGCAAACGAGAATGCAGTACCGGGATTGACAGTTTGGGTTGACCCCGCGAAGATGGAGTATGGTTCGGAATCGGTTGTAGAATTCTTCGGTACGGTAACTACCAATGAAGATGGTGAGATTTCAATGAATGCGGATGGCATGGTAGCTAATCCGTTAATGGTTACAGAATTCGATGGATACGTAGCCGACGAAGAACAAGAACAACCTCACAATGATGCTGAAACTGAGAACGTTGACAGAATGAAAATCTGAGCGTTGAGCAGTCGCAATTGTCTTTGAATTTCATAATATTTAAATACTCGTCGTTCAAAGTGAAGTTGTATGGGTTGGACCGATGAAACCGAAATTGAAAAGAAATCAAACAATGAAGAAAGAGAAAGAGAGAATTCGAATATGGATGAAATTGATTTAGAATCGTTAGCTCCGAGTGCAATGGATGTTTCTGAAGCGGCTGAAAGGGAGCATACGTGGAAAGTACTCGTCTGGGGGAACGAGGGTACTGGCAAGAGCCATTTTTGCTATACGATGCCTGAACCCATCTGTTTCATTGATACCGAAAATAAAGCAGATGATATAGCACATAAGTTTGAAGATAAAGTTGTTCAGATATGGCAACCGAGTGACTTTGAAGAAGCTAAACAGTGTCGTGATGAAGCACTGTCTTTCCTCTCGGAATATGAATCGCAGATAGGAGATAAAGGAACGATTGTTGTAGATTCGATGGATGTTCTCTGGGAGTGGGCACAGCATAAATACATAGATAAACATTACAAGAATGCATCACCGTCAGAAGTAAACCTCACACTTCAGGATTGGGGGCCGATAAAGAAAATTCACAATTCTGAATTTCGGCAACCCATTGAATCTTGCAATTTTCATGTTGCTTGGACAGCGACACGGAAGGATGATGTAAAATCCGCGATGGAAGAAGAGTTAGAGGAAACTCCTGATAAACCGGGTGGTGAAACAAACAACGTCTATAAGGTCAATTCAATAATTCGTTTGAAGGACGATGCTGAAGGAATACCAGTTGGGAATCTTCAAAAGAGCGGGATTGTTCGTTTCAAATATCTCGGTCTACGAAGACCGACTTTTGAAAAGCATAAAAGAATCGTTGAACACGTTGAAGAAATAGAAAAGGATGGGGCGAATTCCGTTCAAGACGTGGAATCAGCGTATGAGTTATCTGCACAGCACGGAGAAGAATACGGACTGTATGGGTTCACGGAAGTCAATACAATGAGGAATCATACATGAATATTGAAAAAACACTCAAGAAACTCGCTGAATCGCTTATGAACTTACTGGGAGATTATCTGAAATACTTTGAGGAGGCGTTTTCAGCGTTTTCAGGAAAAACACAGCGTGAATATCCGTCAAAAAACAACATGGATGTGAAGAACCATATTTCAGTTTCAACCCGGTCGATTTCCGGGGTGACGAATAATGATTGAAATAAACGTCGATGGAGAATGTGTAGGAATGAAAGATTTAAAAGCGGTAGATGAATATAGTCTTGATGTCGCATTACCAGAATCATTTGAAGAAGAAATATCACTCTCTCCGAATTTGAATGCTGAAGAAGTTTCTTGGTTGAACAAGGCAGTCATTAGCTCTACAACAGTTGATAGTAAATTCGTTGATGGCCTATCCGAAAAGGATTGGGCTTATCTGACGTGTTCCATGCTTCATTACAATGCGTTCGGTGAAACACAACTTAGTAAAGAAGAAGTTTGGAGTAGATATACTGATTCAATTGATTTTGAAGCGGAAGAAACGCTGCTGGTGGTTCCATGACTTCAGAAAACGAATTATTCAACTTCGAAACCACAGTGAGTAATTTAAAATCAATGTTGGAATGGGGTTCAGCTCCATTGGATACTGAAAAGTATAATAAAGTTCATTGGGAACTTAAAGAGGGTGAAATACAGGCGATTGCGAGTGCCGGGGGCGCGACTATATCCTATTGCACATTCCGCAAACCGTTTATTCGGGATTCAGAAATAACGGACGAGTATGAGGATGATGGCATTGAAGCCATTTTGAATGTTCCTCAGATGGAAAATTATATTGATTTCGTGGGAGGGGATACCATTGAATTGACCTTCTTCAGTGATGGTGGTAAACGAAGTTCGCAATTGAGGATGGATGGAGATTTGTCAGCAAATATCTTCTTGGATAAATCGGAAGCAGATTATGGTAATGTCCAGAAGGGTATTGTTGATTTATACAACGAAGATAACGTCTTCCTGAAAAGCAGCGATAATCAACCACTTCCGGTGAACTTCACCACTCGTTCCCGGGAGATAGAGAGAATTGTTGATGTTGTCGATTTTGACTCCTTTGCACTCGTGAATTATCCGGTCGTAGTTGAAGACGGTGAATTACTTCTCGATGCTTCGGATAAAAACGAGAGAGATTCAATCAAAGGCACACTTCACTCAGAAAACGTGGATGGTCCCGATGCTTCCTCGCAGTATAGTAGAGGCTTCTCGGAGCTATTCAAGAATATTGAAGGAAATATAGATGTTTCATTCGGAGAAGATTTACCGCTTTCAGTTGTGCGGGAGTCAAACGATGAAGCGTTGGTTTGTCGCTACCTTCTCCTTCCGAGTGTCTAACAAAACATTTAAATCACACTCCTACTTCTTTCATTTCAATGAATTCCGCGACGAAAGTTCTTTGCAATGGATTTCCGAGAACCGTTGCGTTCAAAAATGAAAACGGATTAAAGCAGACTTTCGTTCACTCGGAAAGCGAATTTGATGTTTTCACGGACCATCATCGGGAAAGTTCGAATATGTATATGAATATATCCCGGTTTCGAGAAGATATGCGTGTGATATGCCACGATTTTCCCTTTGATTTCGATAGCCCGGTTAAAACAAGCGCGTTTTCAGATGATCCCGGCGAAGCAGAGAAAATCCAAATGATGAGGGAAAATGAGGAACTGGCAGAAGAAGTTTTGGGAGAAGTTTGGGAAGACGCCCAACGACTTGTTGAGTATGCTTGGGACGAAAATATTCCTGTTATATCCATTTTTTCAGGTATGGGAGTACATTCACATCTTTTGTTCAAAGAACAAGTAGAACCAACAAAAGAAAAAATAAGTACGTCTGAGCATATAATTCAAAAGTTGGATTTGAATACATATGATAGACAGATTGTGACGGATATAAAGCGGGTTCTCCGCATTCCGAATTCAAAGCGGTTTGATGGAGCCATAGATACCAACACATACTGCATTCCGATGACTGAAGTTGAGGTTTTGAATAATACGATTCATGATTTATTGGAGAGATGCAAAAGACCCAAAGATATTGAAATACACAGTCGATATATTCAAGAAAATAGACCCGAGATGCAGGTGTATGACGATGTTGATATTAATGAGAATACATATGGTTCAATTCCGCTGAAAGAGAATAGAATTTCAGAAGATGTGGAGTACATCTTAGATACTTGCATTCCCTTGCCATGTGTCAGAAAGAGATTTAGCGGTCCTAATCCCCATCACAGGATTCGGTTTACTGGTGTAATCCATCTATATCAAGCGGGTTTTACACCAGCGGAAGTTAGGAGCATTATCAAGAAGATAGGTTGGGTGGATTACGATAAGAACATCACGCATAAAATGACAGAGCAAATCTGGAATCGCCGTTACTCCGAATTACCATGCGATGAATTGAGAAGACTTGGTTTGTGTATTTATGGACCGCAGTTTGAAGAAATGCCGGATGAACCTTCGGAATGTGAAACGTATAAATACCATTCTGGAAAGGCGCTTTATCCGTATGAGAATTGAAATACTCGATTTATGTGAAGAGAATTTACAATTGTACGATGAATCGGTTCTAGAGATGTTAGAAGGGAGTCAGATTTATTCAGATGCGAACACGTGGAAGATAAGAGATGTGGTTGGTATAGTAGACGATTGTGACATCCGAGATAATATTATTGAAATTGAAGCTTTTATCATTGATGATGATTCATCAAAAAAAATATCATCGGGAATGGTGGATGTTGCACCATCCGTGACAATCAACCATCGTAAAGAAATCATTGATTTCGTTTCAGTACATCTCGTTCCGGAAGTTTTATAAATATCCGTTTGTAATAATGAATTGACGTGGACCGGAGTAGCCAAGCTAGGCCAAAGGCGCGAAACTTAAGATTTCGTTTCTTAGGGATTCGCAGGTTCAAATCCTGCCTCCGGTATAGAATAACGAAAGTCTTTTAAACGTATGCATTTAAGGGAGGGTGTATGATTGAAAAAAGAATTCTAACGGAAAAGTATCGTCCCTCGTCCCTCGATGAAGTGGTGGGCAATTCGGAAAACACCGAGATGTTGAAAAGCTACGTGAATGATGACCGCGTTCCAAATATTCTTTTTGAGGGTCCAGCGGGGGTTGGAAAAACTGCATCGGCCCAAGCGTTTGCTCGGGAAGTCTTTGGAAGTACGTGGAAATCAAATTTCATAGATTTCAATGCAAGTGATGATAGAGGCATCGATGTTGTTCGTGATGATATAAAAACAGCAGCTAGACAGGCAGCAGTCGGTCATGAATATAAAATCATCTTTCTTGACGAAGTAGATTCCACAACGAAAGACGCGCAATCGGCACTCCGTCGAACTATGGAGAGATTTTCCGACCAGACAGCCTTCTTCCTCTCTTGCAATTATAAGAATAAACTGATTGACCCAATTCAATCTCGTTGCACTGTTCTCTCGTATAATAGACTTTCAGATGATGAAATACGAACGATAATTGAAAGAGTATTAACGGGAGAGGATATTGACGCTTCCGAAGAATCAATTGAAAAAATCATTGAATATGTCGATGGCGATGCACGACGGGCGCTCAATAGCATCCAAAGTTCTACACGCGATGATGAAATAAATTTGGAGACGTTAGCCTTCCCTCAAATTCGTGTAACAAGGGAGGAAATATCAGAAGTGGTAGAATTATCTGTTAATTCTAGGATGGAGGAAGCAATGGATAGAATTAATGGAGAAATCATACCTGAAATTACTGATTATGGTGGTTTCTGTAGAGATTTGCTTTTTGCAATAAAAACAAATGAAAATATTAACAATGATGTTCGCTGGTTCTTGATGGGACAAGTTGGAGAATTGGAAAGGAATATGATGGAGGGGGCAAGTCCCGAAGTTCAAATAAATTCGTTTATTGCGAAAATCCCAGTTGCCCAATATTCAAGCATTTCAAATTATGAGTGATTTAAGAAATCCAATGCGGTTTAGCATACGGCATAAGACAGTTGATATTGACGGATGGTTAGGGGGTTCCAAAAAGGTTACGCAAATCGATATTCGACCGGGCGAAGGTCAAATATATGTTCATTGGGAAGAAACGGACAACGTAACAACATTTGCCGACTTGAAAGATGTAAGTTCCGAAGAAGATACATTGGAAATAGCATTGGCAAAATGCAAGGTGAAAAATGAAGAAAGTTGAGAGATTATCGGCAAGTGGGTTGAAAAAATTCGTGACTTGCCCGAAGCAGTTTATGCTTCACTATCTTTCGGATATAGAATCCCCCGAGGAAGAGGAACCAGAATTTTTTGATACTGGAAACTGCGTTCACGACAGCATCGAATATGTTCTTAAAGAATATGATTTGGAAGAAATTAAAAATGAAGATGATTTTTTCGATATTCTCAAAGAAGAACAAATAGAATATAATAATCAGGATAATGATACTGTAGATAATTGTTTTCGTACTGCTTCTCGATGGATTCCATCATTCGTCCAATCTGCGAATCACGTAGAAGAAGAGTGGTCAATGGAACGTGATGGAATAGAATACAACGGGCTTGCTGACTTGGTTGCTGATGTTGAAATTGGTGGTAAGACATACGAAAACACAATCGTTGACTGGAAAACAGGCAGTGAGACGGAACCGTGGAAAGAACGGGTTCAAGCTGGGATGTATATCGAAATGTTCTATGATAAGTTTGACCATTATCCCGAAGCTGCTGTTTTTGTTTATCTCGATGAAGAGACGCAATCATTCCATAGTCGGATTCAGGATGGTGAAGTTTTCTGGAACGAACATGAAAATAAATATTGGACGGAGATAGAAAAGATTAAAAATAAAATCATCCTTGCACAGCAGAAATCGGAATGGGAAGCGAAGCCCGAGCAGAGTAAATGCTACTGGTGTTCGTACAAGTATTATTGTTCTGATAGTCCAATTGGTGCAGAAGATGTAGGTATGAATGAAATTGAAATGGGTGAATGGTTATGAGTAAAGGAATTGTTTTAAGTTTATTTGATTATACCGGGAACATGGTAAAGCCTTGGGCTAAGAATGGTTATGAGTGCTATTGTGTAGATTTGAAGCATAAAGGAGAGGAATATACTGAGGATGATGATGTTGCTGGAGAGATTAATTATGTCGGGGCAGATATTGAAGATTATATTCCGCCAAGGAGAGAATATAGGATTGCATTTGCATTTCCACCTTGCGACAATTTGGCTGTTAGTGGCGCTCGGTGGTTCCAAGAAAAGGGAATTAAAGGTTTGAGTAATGGGGTTGAGAATTTTTTGAGGGCGAAAGAGATATGCGAATGGAGCGATGCTCCATATATGATCGAAAATCCCGTTTCAGTGATTTCGTCTTATTGGCGAGAGCCTGATTTTACGTTTCATCCCTATGAATATGACGGATATACGAACGAAGACAATAAATACCAAAAAAGAACTTGTTTGTGGGTGGGAAATGGTTTTGTGTTTCCAGATAAACAGCCATCAGAAGAACATGATCAAAGAATTCACCAGTCTTTTCCGTCAGATGACGAAGAAAGAAAAGAATTTCGTTCTAAAACACCACAAGGTTTTGCAAATGCAGTTTATGAAATAAATGAAGGAACGGGAGTTTTTGATTATTAAAGAAAGATGACTGAAAAAGAAATACCGGAAAAGAAAGAACGTTTTTGCATTGAATGCTCAAGAGAGCAAGATTTTGAATCTGTGAAAACAGAACAGAAACCCGTAGCAATTGAGATTCATTGGGGAAGTAGAGGAAGTTGGGGTCCAAGGCGAAAAGCAGAATGGAAATGGGAATGCTTGGAATGTCATGAGGTGCAATATTAATGACTGATTCAGAAGAAATGATGCGGAATGCAGAAAGACACGGAATTACCATTAATGGAGACACGTACCAAATCTTAGAAGACCCGTGGACTGGTGATTGGGTAGTCTGGTCAGATGATGATGGATTGGTACAAGACGACTGGATGAATAGCAAGAATGATGCCATTGAATATGTACTCGACAGAAGCGGAATAGTCGAAGAAGGATATTATGAACGCGCTCCAACGAGGTGTGATGCATGAAAGGCATTAATGATTTGCTCAAGTGTCCCGGTTGTCACCGTAAAGGAACGATGGAAATCACAATTCTTAAAAAATGGGCTGAAGCACAATGTAGAGCGTGTGATGAATTCGTTGAAAGTCGCGTCCCATATCCGAAACATAGAGTTGACCATGAGAATCATCAATATCCATTTAAAATTGGCGATGTACGTCCACTATGGTCACACCATGAAGACGATTTAACTTGCACGCAAGAAGAATGGGAAGAACGAAAGAGTTAAAGGTAATGACGTTTTCTTTCAAATCATGACAGCAGAAATTCCTCAGAAAAAACCTTCTCCGCGTAGTACTAGAGATAATCCAAATGTCGCAGGATTCATGACAGGAGTTATCTTGACTGGAACATTATTTTGGTCATTGTATGGTGGTTACATGGACTTTGCGTATCTCAACGTTATCCTCCTTACTGTGTTGGCTGTTGGAACGCATTTTATCAACCGAAAATACAATTAAAAAAATGAGTGAATTAGGTCGAGTTACATACGTCGATTACTGCATCGATGATGACTTAGGTGTACTTGTCCGTTTGTCAGCACGTTTGGAGAACGGAGAACGGTGGAATGGGTATGTTCGAGGAACAGAACCGTATATTTTTGCACCGGAAGATGAACCGATTCCGGATAAGGATTATATTGAGAGAACGGAAGTAGGTTATGAATCTCTCTTTGACCATCAACTTCGGAAGATTGTTACACGTACTCCGAAACAAGCTGGTGGACTTACCGATGAATTTACTTGGACTGGTGAGGGCGACGTTCCCTACTATCGTCGTGTATCGATTCACGATGGACTGAGTGGGTATATTGAAATTCCCGAAACCGGGGAAGAATATGCAGGTTTTCCGTTGGTTCATATTGACGATATAGACGTTGACCCTAAATACGAATCCGTAATCAAACCACGTATTTCCATTGCCGACATTGAAGTTGAAGTTCCAGAGAATTCAACCTTCAAGGAAATGCAAGAGGAAGCGAATAAACCCATTAATGTTATCTGTTCTTACGATACATATGAGGATGAATATACTGTCTTCTTTTATGATAAATACGATAATATCGAGCCGTCTGATGTATCTCACTATATGGAAGAGCAACTAAAGGGGACTTCCATTGAAGAATATCTCGAATCGGATATGGAGTTAGTCATCGCTGACTCTGAAGTTGATATGCTTAATTCGTATATCAAGTATGTTTCCGAGCGAGATTTTGATTTAGAAAGCGGCTGGAACTATGTTGATTTCGACAGGAGATATATTAGACGGCGTATGAAAACGCTTTATAACGAAGGTGAGAACATCCATCCTTCGTGGCTTTCACCGTTTGAAAAGCTGTCGAATTCCCATGATGAACATCGGAAAATAGTAGGTAGGTCGCCGTTCGATATGATGGTCGCCTTCGTAGATAAGCTCACCTTTTCCAATTGGCGCTCTAAATCACTTGAATACGTTGCCAATGAGGAACTTGGGATAGGGAAAATAGGCGATGTTGATATTAACGACGATTGGAAGAATAATCCATCACGGCTGGTTGCTTACAATATTGTCGATAGTATTTTGACTGTTGCTTTGGATGATAAAAATGATATTCATGGCTTTTTCTACGAAATGGCTAACGTTTGCTCCATTCCAATTACGGATGTTTTCTACGAGAAGAGACAGATTGACGGATACTTAATGTCGAATCGGCCAGATGACGAAATCCACCCGACTGCTGAAGAGACTGAAGACATTAATAATGCAGGTGGGTATGTTGCCGAAGCTGCAAATGGTCGGATTGAGAATGTCGGTGTGAGCGACCTGAAGAGTCTTTATCCCTCTGCGATGATTACGTGGAATCTCAGCCCGGAAACGCTTGCTGATACTCCTAAAAACTTCGATGAATATATCAAAGTCCCGAAAGTTCCTGAACCGAAGGATGTAGAGGGTGAGATTGAAGAAGATGGAATTGAATTCGAGTGGAAATACGCTTCTTTTGACCAAGAGGGCATTCTTCCACGGAATGTAAAACGTCTTTTTGAGAAACGGAACCGGGAAAAGGAGAAAATGTATGAGGTGGAAGAAGGTTCTGCTGAGTATGAAAAATGGAACAGGAAGCAAGGAGCGACAAAAATTCTCATGAATTCGATGTACGGGGTTGCTAGCTCTAAGTATTGGCGGTTGTCTACACAGTATCTCGGAGATGCTATTACCTCTACAGCACGATATACACTATGGAAAGGAAAGAAGACGCTTGATAGACTTGGATATGAACACGTCTACAGTGATTCTGTGTCGGGTGAACGTTTGGTTGTCATTCGTCATGTCGAAGATAAATCGGTTGATTGTATCCCAATTTCCGAATTATGGGAAGAAATTGATGGTCGTGTGACGGGGGAGGAAAAGGAGCGAAAGCAGTGTCTTCAATATGAAGCACTATCGGTAAATGGGAAGGGCGAATCTGAATGGAAGCCGATAAATGAAATCATCCGCCATAAGACAGATAAAAAACTCGTTGAATTGCAACAGGCCCGTGGCGGTTCAGTTACAACAACCGACCATTCATATGTCTTTCCAGTAGACGGAGAACTGACAGAGAAAAAACCTTCCGAAGTTAAACGGCCATACAGAATTGATATTCCCGATTCTCAATCCGTTGATAGTATTGCTTTATCCGAATATTTGGATGATTATAGTATCCAAGCTAATGGAATAGGCCGCAGTGAGAAAGTGGAAAAAAGAGTCCAAGAGGAAGATGGCGAATTATATTTTGGAGAATCGGAAACTTCCCATTATAACAGGCATACATTCTGCATAAATGAAATTTCCGGAGAGGTTTTGGAATCCTTGGTTCGTTTATGCGGCGCATATGTTGCTGATGGTTCTTCAAGTACCCACAAAACTTCCGATTGTGGGAAATGGGGGTTGAGTATTGCCAATGAAGATGTGAGTTGGTTAGAGGAATTGAAGGCTGATTACTTGGATGTTTTCCGTGGTTGCGACCCCTGCATTGTTGAAAGTGATGCAAATGACACGAGAGAGGTTGATGATATATCATATAATGATGAGACTATGAAAATGCAAGCTATGAATCGGATTTCGGCTGTTGTTTTCCAGAGTCTATGTGGGGCTAAGTCTACCGGGAAGGAAGTTCCTTCCTTCATTTTCAATCTCCCAGAAAAATACAAGTGGCAGTTTATACGCTCGGCTGTCCGGGGCGACGGCTCTAATATTTTCCCCCGGTATTCCGATGAATATGCAGAGAGGAATTTTAGTTATTGTACTCAGAGTTTAAAACTCGCCTCCGGTATGTCTGTCTTGCTTAATCAACTCAACGTAAAACACAACATTGATTACCGCGATTCAAAGAACACGTATGAGATTCGCACAGCGGATAATTATCAAAATAGAGATGATGATGCTGTAGTGAAGGAGGTTGAGGGAAGCGAATATGTATATGATTTATCCGTCGAGGATAATCAGAATTTTGCCGATGCATTGGGCTGTGTTGCGCTACACAACACCGATTCCCATATGTTTAAACTTCCTGATGGTTCTGTAGAAGAGCAAGTGGAAGAACTAGAGTGGGTATCATCTCAAATGGACGAAGATGCTTCTGAAATATTAAGTGATTGCGGTTATGACGATACTCATCCGTTTTTAAAGGAATCAAATTTACATGGAGATGAATATACTTGTATGCTTTGGGAAGCAGAAAAGTTCGGGACTCATTTGCAATTGGGACGGAAAAAGAGGTATGCACAAGCGATAATTTGGAAAGAGGGAAGATACTATGACGAACCCAAGGTTTCAATTTCCGGTTTTGAGAACGCAAGGTCTGATAGTCCTGAAATCACTGCTTCTATGCAGGAGAAGGTTATAGAGAAGGTTCTATTCGGGTCTGATTTTGAAGAAATATCTGAGTATATCCAATCCGTTATAGACCAAATTGATGAAAGCCACGTCGACGTAAAAAAATTCGCACTTCCGGGTACTATCAATAAAGATTTAGAGGAGTATCCCAATAGACAAATCCCACGGGCTTGTATGTGGTCCAATGAACATCTAAATAGAGAGTTTTCTGAAGGGGATACCCCCTTCGTCTATTTCGTCAAAGAAACTCCATCGGATTTACCTCAAACTGATGTGGTTGCTCTGGAATGGAATGAGGAGATACCGGACGGATTCAAATTGGATGAAGAAGCCATCATAGAGCGAGCGATTAGAAAACCAGTTGAGCAAATTATAGAGAGTGTTGGATGGAACTGGAAAGAAATACGGAGTGGAAGGAAGGTAAGGACAATTGATTTGACTTCTGATTGAGATGATGCGGTTTAAACAAACTCTGATATAGCATTGGTAACATATTTATGTGTAGAGCGAGTTGATTTGAGCATGGGAGAAAATTTAGTTGAGAAATACAGACCGAAAACCCTTGAAGATGTACAGGGACATAATTCTAATATAAAAAAGACAAAGCGATGGGCAGAATCATGGAGTCCCGATTCAAAACCCCTTTTGTTTCATGGTCCCGCTGGAACTGGAAAAACGAGTACAGCGGAATGCTTGGCAAATGATATGTCGTGGGATTATCGGGAGATAAATGCATCACAAAGCAGGAAGAAAGGAGACTTTGAATTAATTTCTCAAGAGATACGTTCACATGGAGATACTAAAACGCTTTTTGTTTTCGATGAAGTGGATTCTGTGGACGGTCGGAATATACAAATTCTTTCGAAGATTTTAGAAGCTTCCCCGAATCCTGTAATTTTCATAGCCAATGAGAAGTGGAAAGTGCCAAATTCAATCGAAAACCAATGTAAAGTTTTAAAATTTAATTTGCGTAAAGATTCTATAAAGACCCACATCAGAAATATCTGCCAAGAAGAAGACATCCAAATTAATTCTAGAGAGTTGGGTAAACTTTCAACACGAAACGGAATCCGAGATGCATTGAATGATTTAGAAGAATACATTCATCACGAAGAAGTGGGATGGGATGATAGGGAAACAGACGACTCTCCTTTCGCTGTAACTCGACGTGTGATTTTAAATAAAAATTATATTGGAGATGCGAAACCGGATGATTTAGTTGATTTCTTGAACGAGAATGTGAAAAATAATTTTGATGGTGTTGAATTGTTGAGAGCGTATCAAGCTTTAGCGGAGTCAGATAGATTGCTCGGTTATGTGAATAGAAGTCAAGATTATAGTTTTTGGGCGTATGCTTCTCCTATTGCTACGGAAGTTTCAAATTTACGATTGACAGAACCATATAATGACTGGGTGAATGTTAATTATCCCCGTAGGAGAAGGAATTATCGTTCTACTTCTCGTTCGGATACTCCTGAAGCAAATTTATATAAGGAATTACAGGAAGATGAATCTATCATCCTTACGTCCTCCTTTAAAGAATTCGTTGAAGTTCATCTTGACGTTTTAAAAAAGCAGTCAAAGGAAGAAAGAATTGAATTCGCTTCTTCAATCGGTCTTTCATCTAAATCATTGAAAGCAATAGACCTTTCTTCATCCGATTTAGATTCGTGGAGATTTGAAGAAGTAGAAGAAGATGCTGTAGAGGACGAAGAAGTGGAAGATATGAGTATATTTGACTTTTAAATGAAAATCAAAACATTTATATATAAGCGTGTTTAAGATAGGTTCAATTGCAACATGACTGTCAAAGACCTCAAAATCGGAGTCAATCACGATAAATCTGCTCGTCGTCCGATTTCTTATGGAAGTTTAGCGGGCCTTCCTTCAGTTGGCATCCGTCTTTCTATATCTGAAAATAAAAAAACAGAAGTTCCGAATTTCCAGAGAAAAATGGAAAATTGGAATTGGACTAAAGGATTGAGTTCTGGCTTTTCTCGACTCCGTTTTTCCAATAATCCGTTCCACGAAGACAATGCAGAAAGTATTTCTGAACTTTCAAGATTGCTGAATGCGAGATTCGTAGATGTTATTCTTTCAGAAAATGAAATAACAGAAAAGCCTCCAAGAAATCTCGATAGAGCGGTTGACTTCTACAGTATATTTGTCCCGCTGGACGAAGACTTTGATGAAGAGGTTTTTGAATATTTTGTTAGGAAGTCGAGAGATTACGGCGATTGTGAGTTTATTTTCAAAGTAAAAAGCAATTATGATGAACAAAATATACGCAAGTTTTCAACAGATTGGGGCATTTACGACTCTGATATATGGCTTTATCCCAACAGTCGAAAAATAACAACACTCCCCGAAAAAATGCGTATTTGCAATCGGATTGCAATGAGGAATTCGTGGAATGTTTCGCCACGGATGGATTTGGTCAGTGAGGCAGACGAAGAAGTTTTTGAATAATATGAGCGAAGCACAGCAGTTAGTTCAGTGGGAATCAACACTCGGTTCTACACGGTCATTCATCATCGTTGAAGATAATAGTGAAATCGGAGACTTTAAAATTGAATTGTGCGAGAGAAATTCAGAAAATGAAAAATGGGAAACGATTGAAGTTTTAGATTATGTTGAAGAATTCCTCTCTTTTGGAATACCTGAAAGTTTCATCGATTAAGTTCCTCATATTCGTAACCTTTATATGTGTAAAAACTTTATTGACTATGTGTTCAATGTATGACCGTCTTATCGGATAAAGATATACGATGGGAGTTTGAGAAAGGAGACTTAGAAGTAGAGCCTGTTGATTTGGAAGAGCAATTACAACCTGCATCGTTAGATATTCGATTGGGTAAAGAAATATCTGAATTCAAGCATAGTTATGGTCCACCACTCAACTCTTCCAAATCAATTTCTGAAGAGATGCACTCTTATCAAATCTCAAATGATGATTCTATTGTTATTTCTCCGGGGGCATTTTTCTTGATTAATACCTTTGAAAATATTAAAATCCCCGATTATCTTGGCTGTGAATTACGTGGCCGTTCATCAATCGGTCGTTTGGGACTTGAGATACATAGTTGTGCTGGTTGGATTGACCCCGGATTCAAAGGAGATATTGTACTAGAGATTTCTAATAATTCTCCAAGGGCCGTTGAAATAGAACCGGGAATGAGAATAGGGCAATTAGTTTTTTATGATATGACATCGGTTGCTCAGAAATCATACGGTGAACGGAACAACAAATATCAAGGACAGCAAGGAGCAGTTGCTTCTCGAATCAATGAGGATGATGCATGAGTAATTATGATAAAGGTTCCCGTGGCGAGCATGAATTAATGGAGTTATTTGAAGAACATGGTTTTGCAGTAATGCGTTCTGCCGGAAGTGGAAAAGGTGGGTTGAAGGTCAGTGGTGAAGAACGCGAAGCGCCTGATGTACTAGCTGGTAATGGTGAAACTTTTTATGCTTTGGAGTCAAAACGTTCATCCCGAGATAACCATGTTTATATTCCAGAAAAGGAAATGGAAGCATTGACTTTTTTCTGCGAGAAGTTTGGAGCAGAACCACGGATTGCTGTTCGGTTTGATTATGGAGACTGGGGTTTCTTTCTTCCCTATGAATTGTATAAAACGGACGGAGGGAACTTTCGGATTAAAGAGGAAGATATTGAAGATGCAATGGAAATTGGTGATATAGTATGAGCGCAATACAAGAAGTTGAAATGAATGCAGAAGAGAACGATTTGATAGCAAAGACTTATTCAATTGAGAGTGAAACTGAAGAGCCAACCATTTATCTTTCCGGTCCAATTCGCAAAGCCGAAGACAATGGTGTTGGTTGGAGAGAAGAGTTGATTAAAGATTATTCGGATTCGTTTGATTTCATTAATCCTCTTGATAAGTACAGTCCTGAGACGCATGAAATTCTCAATGACCCCATTGATTTGGACGAAAGTGCTGAAAAAGAACAAGTTGTTCCGAGTGAATACGTTGCTGAAGATAAAATGGGGATTATGGAATCTGATGTAGTTTTCCTTGGCCTTCCAGAAGTGATAGCACGGGGTTCTGTTATGGAAGTGACTTGGGCATATATGACAGGTACTCCATTTTTCGTATGGAGAATTGACCATCAGGAAGAATCGGGGTGGATATTCCACCATTCCATATTCATGGATGATAACAGAGATAATGTCATGAAAGAAATCGAAAATTATGTCTGAAGGAAATTTCATTGTTCTAGAGGGAATTGATAATGCAGGGACTAGCTCTCTTACGAATAATTTACAGAGGCATTTGGATAACGATGAGTGGGTATTTACAAAAGAACCGTCCGAAGGCCGATATGGTGCAGTCGTGCGTGAATTTCTTAGCGATGAAAATGAGCCAACACCTTCTGATTTTTATCTGTTTCTTGCTGATAGGTATGAGCATTGCGAGAACGTGATTCGTCCTGCTTTGGAAGAAGGGACAAATGTTCTCTGCGATAGATACCATCAATCCACGTTGGCCTACCAGAGTCGAATTTTGGACGAGCAGTTGGGAATTATAGACCCATTGAAATATATTGATGAGATGACCGGACATTTTATTGTAGAGCCAAATTTGGTGCTATACATAGACATTCCGGTCGATGTATCGCTTGAGAGGATGGGCGATGATGTTGAAAAGTACGAAAAAGAAGAAACTCTGAAAGAAGCAAAGCGTATTTACGATTATCTCTGCGAAGAGAATGATAATATTACCCGGATTGATGGAACGCAATCGGAGGAAGCGGTAACTGCGGAAGCATTAAAACATGTCGGACCCGAAATACTCGGTTGAAATAGAAATCAACGAAGGCGATTTATTGTACCACAACGATAGGTGGTGGGAAGTGGAAAATATCGAATGGCGCATGGGTCAAAAAGAAGCATGGTTGAAACCGATGTGGGATGATGGACATATGATGGTTCTTGGACCTGAAGAATGGCAAGAGAGAATTAATTACACTGGAGAATTCAGAAGGATAAAGGAAGAGTACCAGAACGTCGTTGATTTCTAATTCGGAATCTTTTTAATGCTTCGAAGCAAAAGAGATTGCATGGATAATAGAACTGTAGAAGAAGTATGGCCTTCTGATTATTTTCGAGAGAAGCAAAAAGAAACTTTAAAAGTATGTCTTGATGCACTCGATGCCGGGTATAAGAATATTGTTATAGACGCTCCCGTTGGTTCGGGGAAGTCAGTTTTACTTACAGCACTTTCCCGGTATGCCGATAGTTCTTTTTATACCACACCTCAAAAATCATTAAGAGAGCAGATACAAAATGATGACTTGTTAGAACCTTTCACAGAAAATCTAAAGGCGCGGAGGGATTATCGTTGTTCAATTACTAGAGAAAATTGTAAGGATTGCTCGATATATAATGACGAAGATGAATCCTGTGCGGAACATGGATGCAGTTATTGGAAACGCAAGCAATCGGTAATGGCTTCCGATATTGCTGTAATTACATTTTCCATGTTGGTTGTTGATGGTATGATTCCCGAATTTTCGGGAGAGACGAAAATATCATTTGGGAAGCGGGATGTAGTATGCGTCGATGAAGCACATGGTATTGTCCAACAAACTGCTGATATGCACGCGGGTTTTGATATTACCCCCTACGGTTATCCTGATGGATTCATTAGCGATGTAACAAATTCTGTTTCTTGGGAAGCAAATACTTATAAAGATGTCTCCGACGAGTTGAGGGTCATTCACTCTAAATGCAATAATTACATTCGTGATGTTCCTCCGTTTGAAATGACTTCTATGGAAAAAAAGATGCTTCGCTTGAAAGAAAAAATCGAAAGAGCAAAGCAAGATTCCGAAAATGGTTATGTGTGGGTTGTGAACGTTGAAGGGAAAAACTACAGAGGAAGGTATGAAAAAGTCCTCGAACTTCGTCCTATTTATGTTGGGAATTTTCTCAATAACTTCATTTGGAATAGGGGGAAAAGAAGAATTATTTCAACTGCAACCCTTCCACATCGAGGGAATCCGAATATCTGGCTGAAGCAAGTCGGACTCGACCCCGAGAAAACCAAAGTTATCAGTGTTGGAATGACTTTTCCGGCTAAAAATCGCCCCGTGGTTCTTGATGATATGGTTTGTTCCATGAGCAACGGGGGCGACCAGAAGAATTGGGATTCGATAATGGAGAAACTGAATGAAATTGCAAAAAGGTATCGAGGCATGAAAGGGATTTGTCATACCGCGAGCTATGACCGTGCTGAAAGGGTTGAAAAATCTACAACAAAAGAAGAACATCCACATCTATATGATAATATTTTTGTTCATTATGGTGAAAAAGAAGCAGAAGATGTTATTGAAGAATGGCAGGCAAGTAATAATGACCTGCTTCTTACTCCCTCCATGATGGAAGGGATTGATTTAAAGGGGGATATGGGCAGATATAACATCCTCATGAAAGTTCCATATCCGTCAAAAAATTCGAGGATAGAATACCTTCTAAATGAAACGGATTATGGCTGGAATTCGTACTTTGATAGAGCAGCTATCCGTGTCGCACAAGCGTATGGAAGGACTACGAGGAGTGCGGAAGACTGGAGTAACTTCATAATCTTAGACAAGGATTACGAGAAGTTGAAGAAGAAAGCAAATTTACCCCAATGGCTTCTACAAGGAGAAGATTATGTCGAAATAGGTACAAGGAGTATATTTGATTATTGAAATGACAGGTGAGAATGACAGCGAATGGATAAATAAAATCCATCATGGAGATGCTGTTGAAGTTCTTAAAGAAATACCAAATGATTCTATTGATTTAGTTGTTACTAGCCCACCATATAATGTTGGTATCGATTACGGTGAATATGATGACAGCATTTCAAAGTGGGAATATGCACTTTTGATAAAGGATATATTTGTTCAACTAAATAGGAAAGTTAAAGATGATGGACGTGTCTGCATCAATATTTCGTTGAAAAACGATGGTGGAATTGTCGATATTCCTTCTATTATTAAAGAGAAGGCGGATATCTTTGATTGGCATTTGAGATTCGAGATAATATGGAATAAAGGGAGCAGCGAGTCGTCTAGTGCATGGGGGTCGTGGAGAAGTCCAAGTAGTCCAAGGCCGATATTCAATCATGAATATATTTTGGTTTTTGATGTTGGGGATTCTTCCAAAAATTCTGAACAGACAATAGAGAAGGAGAGGTTTATGAATTTGGTGAAATCTGTTTGGGATGTGAAACCTGAAACATCTTCTGACCATCCTGCTCCTTTTCCGGTAGAAATTCCAAAGCGTTTGATAGAATTGAATTCATATGAGGGAGATGTTGTCTTGGACCCATTTATGGGAAGTGGTACGACAGCCGTAGCCTGTGAAAAAATGAATCGTGAGTGGATTGGCATTGATTTGAATGAAGAATATATACGTTCAAGTTACGAGAGAATCGATGATGAAACGAAATGGCTTCCAGATGACGAGGGGAGCATTTTCGATTACTAACAATGACTGACAAAGATAACATAGAATATTGGTTGAATGCAGTCCATCAAGGAGACGTGATTGAAAAGTTGAAGGAAATGCCCGAGGGGTCAGTGGATTTGGTCATTTCTGACCCCCCATATAACCTTTCTACTGGCTCGGATATGTATTACGGTGGAGACGGTGATGGTGACTTTGGTGGTGAGTGGGGAAAAGTGAATGAAAATTGGGATAACTTTGATGATGGAGAATATATGCAGTTTACTTTCGAATGGGTAAAGCAATGCAAAAGAATATTGGAAGATGGTGGTGGGATTTTTATTTTTGGAACATATCATAATATAGGCGATGTTAATGTAGTTTTGAATAAGCTTTCTTTGACAATATTAAACGAAATAATATGGTATAAAAGAAATGCTTTTCCGAATTTATCTACTACCAGTTTAACAGCAAGTCACGAAAACATTTTGTGGGCTTATAAGGGCAATGATAAAAATTATAAGTTTAATTATGATGAAATAAAGGAAGGCAAATGGGAATATGATTCCTTTGATAAGGAAAATACACAAGTTAGAACTGTTTGGAATATACCAAATAATAAACAGTTTGATGAAGAGAAAGATATAGACCACCCTACTCAGAAACCAAGGTCTGTCATCGATAGAATAGTTAGAATGGCAAGTGATGAAGAGGATATTATCCTTGACCCTTTTGCTGGTTCGGGAACTTCCCTCGTTGCAGCTAAACAAAACAGCAGAAAATACATTGGAATTGAGAGGGAAGAAGAATTTGTTAAAACAACAAGAAACAGATTGGAAAAGTGTGATGAGCATGAAGACGATGGAAGGAGCATATTTGACTATTAACGAAAGCCTTTTAAATTTGGGATTATTTTATTATTATAATGTCTGAAATAGAGCCTGATGCGGATATAGATATTGAATCTCTTTTGGAAGAAGTTCCAAAGGAAGATACATATTATGATTTTTATATGGAAGAGTATGATATAAAGATTATAATATCTGCGTTGATGGG